CGTACTACTCAGCGGACTATGGACTGAAGAAGTACACCACTGAGGAGTACATACGCAGCACGCAGTTCGAGGTTATCGGTGTTGCAGTACAGGTAGACGATGGTGAGCCCGAGTGGTTCACTGGAAGCATGCGGGACACGCACCAGTTCTTGCGTGGCTACGACTGGGAGAATTCTCTTGCACTAGCCCATAACGCTGTGTTTGACGGGTTCATCATGTCGGAACACTTTGGCATTAAGCCGAAGGGGTGGTTGGACACACTAAGCATGGGCCGTGCGTTGCATGGGACGGAGGTAGGAGGTAGCTTGGCTGTGCTTTCAGCCCACTACGGCCTTGGCGTTAAGGGTACGGAGGTAGTCAATGCCTTGGGGCTACGACGCGAGGCGTTCCCCGCCGACCAGCTTGAACGGTATGGGGACTACTGCAAGAACGATGTGACCCTGACATGGAAGCTGTTCAATGCGATGAGCGGGGACTTCCCGCCGACTGAGTTGCGACTCATTGACCTGACCATCAAGATGTTCACCGAGCCGGTGTTGCGGTTAGATACGGTGGTATTGGAAGAGCATTTGGAAGAAGTGAAAAGAAAGAAAGAACAGATACGAGGGCTCTACGACAAAGACGTTCTAATGAGCAACCCAAAATTTGCTCAGGCACTGCAAGACTATGGTGTAAACCCACCAATGAAGAAGAGCCCTACCACGGGCAAGCAGACGTATGCGTTCTCCAAGACCGACGAGGAGTTCAAGGCATTGCTTGAGCACTCAAGCCTCATCGTGCAATCTCTAGTAGCTGCGCGGCTAGGTACAAAGTCCACCATCGAAGAGACTCGCACCGAGCGGTTCATTGGGATTGCTAACCGAGGCGCATTGCCTGTACCCCTGCGCTACTACGCAGCACACACTGGGCGTTGGGGCGGCGATGACAAGGTGAACCTACAGAACCTACCACGCAAGTCCAAGTTGAAGCAAGCCATCATTGCCCCCGAGGGCTACGTGATACTGGACTCAGACTCTTCGCAGATTGAGGCGCGGACGTTGGCATGGCTGGCTGGGCAGAACGACCTAGTGCAAGCGTTTGATGACGGTGAGGATGTGTACAAAATAATGGCCTCGGCCATCTACGGAAAGCCCGAGAGCGAAATCACCAAAGAAGAACGGTTCGTGGGTAAGACCGCCATCCTTGGTGCAGGGTACGGCATGGGCGCGGCTAAGTTCCAAGCCCAACTTAAGAACTTTGGTGTTGAAATTTCCTTGGATGAAGCCAAGCGCATCATCGACACGTACCGCCTGACATACCCACAGATTGTGGAGCTATGGAAAGACGCGGGGACTGCACTCAAGGCAATACTACAGAAGCAGCAAACGTCCCTTGGGCGCGGTGGTCTTCTATCCGTTCAAGGCGACAGCGGTATTATTCTGCCGAATGGCTTGCGCTTGAAGTACCCCAACCTGCGCCTACACGAGACTGAGGAGGGTAAGACCGAAATCGTCTACGACACCAAGAAGGGTAAGGCCACTATCCCCAACCGCATCTACGGCGGCAAGGTGATTGAGAACGTGTGCCAAGCCCTAGCCCGTATCATCATCGGAGAGCAGATGCTGATGATTGCCAAGAAGTACCGTGTGGTGATGACCGTCCATGACGCCATTGCCATCATCGTACCCAAAGCCGAGGCTGAAGTTGCTAAAGAGTACGTTGAACTATGTATGCGCCTACGTCCCCAGTGGGCGCTTGAATTACCCTTGAACTGTGAGGTTGGATATGGAAAAAGCTATGGCGACTGCTGAGATTATTGATTACGCGAAACCCTGCATGGATGCAGAGAAGGCACTGAAGGACGCACACAACGCTGTGCTGGAGAACAACTTTGATGCGGCTTTGGCGAAGACTATGGATGCGCTAGTAAGTGTGCGGTTGATGCAGGGCGCACTGCGGTGCATGAAGGAACAAAATGAAAAAACCGTATGAGCATAAAGCCCCACTCGTTCGTAACTTACTGAAAGCAAACATAGATGGGTTAACAGCACGGACCATAAGCCTGCGTTTGGGAGCGGACGAACGCCATATCTACAGGGTGTTGAACAAAATGCCTGACGCATACATTGCGAGTTGGATTGAAGGCAAGTACGTAACTGCAAAGTGGTGTGTAGCGTATGTCCCTCCCCACTGCCCAGCCCCGCTCAAGAAAGACAAAACAAAGCGAGTACGAGCAAAATGAAACCCATAGTCTGGTCATTCAGCAGCTTAAAGACGTTCCAACAATGTCCGAAAAAGTACTATCACACCAAGATAGCCAAGGACGTTGTTGAGCCCGACACGCAAGCTACGCTGTATGGCAAGACCGCTCACACGGTGGCCGAGGAATACATCCGCGATGATGTGCCAGTCCCCCCCGCTTTTGAGTACATGAAACCCACGTTAGACGTGCTGAAAAGCATTGAAGGAGAAAAGTTATGCGAGGTGAAGCTGGGGCTGACCAAAGAACTAAAGGCATGTGATTTCAGTGCACCGAATGTATGGTGGCATGGGATAGCCGATTTGGTAGTTATCAATCGGAAGGCGGGGATAGCCCACTCGGTGGACTACAAGACAAGCAAGAGTGCGAGATATGCGGACGTGAAGCAACTGGACATTGTTGCCTGTGGTTTGTTTGCCAAGTTCCCGGAGATACAGAGGGTGAAGTCGGGTCTGATTTTTGTGGTGAGCAAGGAGTTCGTGCGGGCTGAGCACCACAAGGAGATGATGGTCAAGTACCTAGAGAAGCCAGCACAAGAAGTTGCCCGTATCGAGGCAGCGGTAAAGAGCGGAGTGTGGAACCCCATAAGCGGCCCACTGTGCAAGTTCTGCGCGGTGAAGTCATGCGAGTACAACAGGAGCTAAAGTTGCGACCCATATACGAGACCGATGCGGATAGGAGCAGGGAACGCGAAGTGCATAGGTACTTAGAGTCTAAACTCGGGTGCATATTTAATATCGCCGACACGCTTGCAAACGTGGATGGGTTTTTGTGTACCGAGGACGGTGAAATGTCGGCGGTGGTGGAGATTAAGACTAGGCGCAACCCAAAAGACAAGTACCCCACGTATATGTTGAGCGCGGCTAAGTGGCGTAATGGTCTGGAGATTGGTAAGCTTTACGCAATCCCCTTTGTCCTCATCGTCAAGTTTACCGATGGTGTATATGCCGTTGCGCTATCCGACAAATACAAGCCAAGTCACGGCGGAAGATACGACAGAGGCGATGCTAAAGACATAGAAGAATGTATATACATCCCCATTGACAAATTTCACAAAGTTTAAGGAAACACCATGCCATACGTAAACAAACCTAGGCCCTACAAAAAGGAATACCAGCAACAGCTTGACCGAGGCGAAGAGAAGCCCCGCCTTGAACGCCAACGTGCCCGCACCGAGATGGACAAGAAAGGTGTTGACCGAGCCGGTAAGGACATCGACCATGCAACCCCCCTATCCAAAGGGGGCACAAATGCTGCGGGGAATCTGAAGCTGAAAAGCCCAAGTGCCAACCGCTCTTTCTCCCGCAACTCAGACCACACGGTCAAAGTCAATAAGCCCAAAAAATGAACCTATCAGAGTATGAGTGGCCCCGTCCACACGGGTTCACCCCGTTCGCGCATCAGAAATTAACAGCCGAGTTCCTATTAGCAAACCCCAAAGCCTTTTGCTTCAACGAGCAGGGTACAGGTAAGACAGCATCAGTGATTTGGGCCGTGGACTACCTCATGCAGGTTGGTCTGGTGAAACGAGTGTTAGTGGTGTGCCCCCTGTCCATCATGAAGTCGGCGTGGCAGGGTGACCTATTTAAGTTCGCTATCCACCGCACGGTTTCGATAGCCTACGGTAGCGCAGACAAGCGCAAAGAAATCATCAGGGGCAATGCGGAGTTCGTCATCATCAACTTCGATGGGGTCGGCATCGTCAAGAAGGAAATCCTTGAAGGCGGCTTTGACCTGATTGTGGTGGACGAAGCATCCGCATACAAGAACGCACAGACGACACGCTGGAAAATCATGCGTGACCTGAACAAAAGCATTAAGGGTTTGTGGATGCTGACGGGTACACCCGCTGCGCAGTCTCCTGTGGATGCTTACGGACTAGCTAAGTTGGTCAACCCCAAGGCTGTGTCGCCGTTCTTCGGGCAGTTCAAGGACACGGTGATGACCAAGGTGAGCATGTACCGCTGGGTTCCTAAGCCCAACGCCAAAGACATCGTACACAAGATTCTTCAGCCAGCCATCCGGTTTGAGAAGAAGCAGTGTCTTGACCTACCTCCGGTTGTTTTTGCCGAGCGGGATGTGCGGATGTCGCCACAACAGCTTAAGTACTACAACACCCTGAAGAAGCAGATGCTTATCGAAGCCGACGGGGAAGAAGTGAGCGCGGTCAACGCTGCGGTACAGATAAGCAAGCTACTGCAAATTGCCGGTGGTGCGGTGTATACCGACAAGGGCGAAGTCATCGAGTTCGATGTGAGCAGTCGGTTGAACGTGGTGCAGGAAGTCATCGAAGAGTCGAGCCACAAGGTGCTGGTGTTTGTGCCCTTTACGCACACCATAGAACTGCTGGAGAAGCACCTAACCAAGAACGGTATAACGTGCGAAGTCATCAACGGAAGCGTCAGTGTCAACAACCGCTCCGACATCGTTAAGCGGTTCCAAGAGCAGCCCACAACCAAGGTGTTGCTCATCCAACCCCAAACCGCATCTCACGGGTTAACCCTAACGGCGGCGAACACAATCGTCTGGTACGCTCCTTGTACTAGCGTGGAGACCTACCTGCAAGCTAACGCGCGTATCGACCGCCCCGGTCAGGTCAACAACATGACTGTAGTGCACATCACAGGCAGTCCAGTTGAGGCCAAGATATACCGCATGCTGCAAGGCAACATCGAAAACCACAGCAAAATCATAGACTTATACCGACAAGAAATTTCTTCAGAAACTCGTTGACAATGTCAAAAGTTATGGTATAGTTCTCCTCCCATTAACCACTGGAGCAAACAATGGACGAAGCAGTTCAGGGGGAATCAGCCCCCGTTGACATGGATAAGCTAGCTGCCGTGTACATCAAAATACGCGACAAGCGGGCTACGACCAAGAGAGAGTTCGACGAGAAAGACAAAGGGCTCGAAGAGCAGATGCAGTTGATCGCAGATGAGATGCTTGAAGCATGCAAGCGCATCGGAGCCGACAGCATTAAAACCCCACACGGCACAATCATGCGTTCAGTTAAGTCACGGTACTGGACAAACGATTGGGATTCTATGTACACGTTCATCGAAGGACAGGGTGCATTTGGCCTACTGGAGAAACGACTTCATCAGACAAACATGAAGGACTTCCTTGCAGAGAATCCCGACTTGTATCCCGTTGGTCTCAACGTGGAGAATTCTTACACCGTGGTAGTTAGACGTTCAAAGGAAAACTGAAATGAGTAATATTGCATTGCTAAACCAAGACCTCCCCGACTTCCTGCAAACCGCTGGGGTCAGTGAGCTTACAAAGCAACTTGCTGGTCGTACCGGCGTTAAGCGCATCGTGCCGAAAAACGGCATCTTCCGCAAGGTAGTCGGTGGCGAAGAGATGGGTAAAGTCAAGGGTGACCTCAACGTCATCGTGGTCAACGCATCACCCAAAGTCGGACGTATTTTCTACGTCAAGCAATGGAGTGCTGATGCCGAGCCGACTGCACCTGACTGCTTCTCCAACGATGGCATTGCGCCTGATGCTGGTTCGGCAACCCCCCAAGCTGACCGCTGCGATGGATGCCAGCAGAACATCAAGGGCTCCGGTATGGGTAACTCCAAAGCATGCCGCTACACGCGCCGTATTGCTGTGACGCTAGAAGAAGACTTTGGTACTTCGCTTGAGGGTGAGGTCTATCAGATGAACTTGGCTTCCAAGTCGCTGTTCGGTGATAGCGTAGGTGACAACACCCACCCGTTTGAGAGCTATACCAAGTACCTTGCTAACAACGGCAAGAGCTTGGACTACGTGGTTACACAGATGAGCTTCAACGAGGACAACGACAACCAGTCGGTGCTGTTCACCCCTGTGCGGTTTATCAACAAGCAGGAGCACGAGGTCACGAGCAAAGTGGCAGCAAACCCTGCGGTGCAGAAGATGGTCACCATGACCCCGTACCAAGCCGACGCATCCGGTCGTGCACCCAAGATAGAAGCGCCAGTGCGTGTAGCTGAGCCACCGAAAGCCAAAGCTGCGGCTGAAGATGAACCTGCGTTTGAGGAGCCTAAGAAGCGGGAGTCCAAGAAAGTTGCCGAGCCGGTTGCTACCGTTAAGAAGTCCTTGGATTCTGTGGTGGCAGCTTGGTCTGACGAGGAGTAGGCATGAGCTATGGTTACAGCCGAAGCTTGGTAGAAGCCAATAAAAAGGCCAGCATCAAGTCTTTGGGCGTAGCCTTGGGTCGCCTGTGTATCAAGCACGAGGTGTCTGTAAGTGAATTGGCAAAAGAACTGCGCGTAAGTCGGATGACGATTTACAACTGGTTTTGGGGGCTAAGAACCCCCACCATTCACCTACAGCCCCGCGTAGTTAAGTACATAGAGTACCTCAAGAAGCGCGAATAAAACATGTCCAACTTCGACTTGCTGGATGCGGTTCTTCCCGTAGGGGGAAGGTACTGCGTGTTGGGGATTGGTAAGTACGTAGACCAGCAGTTTGCGGATACACGAGAAGAGGTTGACGAGCTAGTTGGGAAGTTTGTAGAGCGCAAAGCTGATGTGTATTTTGGGTGCGCCAAGTACGGCCCATTGAACAACCGCACACACGAGAACGCCACCTACTTCCGCGCACTGTGGATGGATATTGACTGCGGCCCCACGAAGGCCGAGCCCGACGACAAGGGCAAGGTCAAGGGTTACATCGACCAGCAAACTGGGCTTGTTGAGTTTCAGAAGTTCTGCAAGGCTGTGAGCCTATCAAGGCCAATCCTAGTGAGTTCCGGTTATGGGATTCATGCCTACTGGCTGCTTGAAGAAACGGTGTCCCGCGCAGAGTGGGAGCCCCTATCGAGTCGGCTACGTGAGTTGTGTGTAGAGAAGGGTCTCATCGTTGATTCGTCGGTGTTTGAAGCATCACGAGTCCTGCGTATACCCGGCACATTCAACTTTAAAAACGAAGAGCCAATGCCTGTAGAGGTGTTGAACTCCAATACCGTGCGCATTCCATATGCGCAGATGAAAGCGTTGCTGGGCGCACCTGACCCCAAGCCTAAGAAGCCTGACTTCGTCCCAAGCTCTATGAGCCCGATGATGGAAGCGTTGATGGCAAACAAGGTCAAGCGGTTCAAAACCATCATGATGAAGTCGGCCAAAGGCGAAGGCTGCAACCAACTGATTCATTGCTTTGAGAACCAAGCAACCCTTGAGGAACCACTGTGGCGTTCAGCCCTGTCGATTGCTGCGTTCTGCGTAGACAAAGACAGTGCGACCAAGAAGATGTCAGACCAGTATCCTGACTACGACCCTGACGAGGTTGAAGCCAAGGTGTATCACTTGTTGACCAAGGGTGGGCCACACCACTGCACTACGTTTGAGAAACAGAACCCCGGTGGGTGCGATGGCTGTGTGCACAAGGGCAAGATAAAGTCCCCGATAGTGCTGGGGCTAGAGATAGAGGAAGCCGACGATGAAGACAATGAAGTGGTTGTTGAGGTTGAAGCGGGTAAGCAGGTAACCATAAACATACCTGAGTATCCATTCCCATTCTTCCGTGGGAAAAACGGCGGGGTCTATAGACGCGCCGACGATGAAGAAGCAGACCCTACGCTGGTCTATGAGCACGATTTCTATGCGGTTAAACGTATGCGCGACCCTCAAGCGGGTGAAGTCATATTGTTTAGGCTGCACCTGCCACACGATGGCATCAGAGAATTTTCTACGTCCACCGCAGCTATATCGTCCAAGGACGAGTTGCGCAAAGCATTGGCCCAGCAAGGAGTCATGGCCCACCACAAGCAGTACGAGAACCTAGCTGTCTACGTGGTGACTTTTGTTAAGAACATGCAATACGAAAAGAAAGCAGACATTATGAGAACACAATTTGGTTGGGTAGAGAACGATAGCAAGTTCATCATGGGCGACAAAGAGATTACCAAGGACGGTACGTACTACAGCCCACCGTCAGAGGCAACGGAATTCTTCGCCGAGAAGATTCACGCCAAGGGTTCCTTCGATAAGTGGAAGGAAGTGTTTAACCTGTACGCCTTGCCGGGGATGGAGCCGCATGCGTTTGCTGCCCTCACTGCGTTCGGTTCGCCGCTGATGAAGTTCACGGGCTTGGATGGGGCAATCATCAACGTCATCTATGAGATGGCAGGGTCGGGGAAGTCCACCATCTTGCGTATGTGCAACAGCGTGTATGGCCAACCCAAAGAACTGATGGCGATTGAGAAGGACACACTGAACGCCAAGATGCAGCAGCTAGGGGTGATGAACAACCTGCCCAACACCATCGACGAGATTACCAACATGACGAGCGCGGAGTTTTCCGACTTGGCCTACGGCATCAGCCACGGGCGGGGCAAGAACCGCATGCGGGGCAACGTCAACGGTCTGCGTCTCAACAACACCTCATGGAACAACATGACCTTGGCCTCAGCCAATTGCAGCTTCTACGAGAAGCTGGGTGAGTTGAAGAACACACCGGACGGTGAGTCAGTGCGGTTGCTGGAGTACAAGATTGAGCCCAATGACGTAATCGGCGTAGCCCTTGGCAAGCAGATGTTTGACCACCAGCTAAACGAGAACTACGGGCATGCTGGAGAAATCTACCTCAGCTTCTTGGTCAACAACCTTGAGTACTGCCAAGACCTTGTGCGCAAAGTACAGGCCCGCATCGACAAGGAAGTCCAGTTCACCTCACGGGAACGCTTTTGGTCTGCGCAGTCGGCATGCAACATTGCCGGTGGCTTGATTGCCAAGGAGTTAGGACTGCACGACTACCACATGGGCAACGTGTACGCTTGGTTGA